GTAATCTTTGGTCAAAAGACTCTACAGGTTACAAGAAGTGCATTAGATAGAATCAACGTTCGTAGACTACTCCTCTTTATTAAGAAGGGCATCTCTAACATCGCTGCTGGTATCTTATTTGAGCCAAACGTTCGTGCGACATGGGCTAGGTTCATCGGTCAGGCAGATCCATTCTTATCAGATGTTCAAGCAAGATTTGGTTTGGATGAATATAAATTAGTTCTAGACGAAACAACTACAACACCTGATTTGGTTGATAGAAATATTTTATATGCGAAAGTGTACTTGAAACCCACTAGAGCAATTGAATTTGTAGCAGTTGATTTCATTATTAGTAATACTGGTGCATCTTTTGAGGATTAAACTAATTAATAGGAAGACAGGAGTATAAATAATGGCTATAAATAAAGCAACACCAATTCCACCATGGGCATCAGCTAAAATTGAGCCCAAGAGACAGTTTAAGTTTATCTTAACTATCGGTGATATCCCAGCTTGGGTTGTAACAGAAGCACAAAGACCAGACCCGAAGATTTCGGCACCAGTAAAACATCAGTTTTTGGGGCACACGTTTAATTTTCCAGGTAAAGTAAGCTGGTCAACCGTTCAAATTACTTTAGTTGAACCAATTGATCCCGATGTTTCAGGATTGGTTTTAGATTCTATTAAAAAGGCAGGCTACAATACTCCTTCTACTTGGACCGCCGATAACGAAGGTTGGCGCACCACTTTGTCAAAACAAAAGTTTGTTAATGGCAACTATGGTGATGTTGCTGTGAAAGTCTTAGACTCCAACGGTAACGTTGCGGAAAAATGGACCTTAAGAAATCCACAAGTTAGTAATGTAATTTACAGTGATTTACAATATAATGGCAATAACATTAATACTGTAAAAGTCACTTTTACAATCGATTACGCAGACTTAGAGATATTTGAGGCAGACCAAAATACCACAGCTATCTAATTATATTAAATGTCTGCTGGATCTAATATAAATGAACTTCTCAATTTAAGGATCCAACTTGCTAGGCAACAACAAGCCGATCAAGTTGGAGAACCTTATTTTGCAGCCGCCAGAAATTCTTTACAGTCGGATTTTCGATTTCTGCTAAGAATAAATGGTGTTCCTTTTGCTATGATCTCAGAAGTTAGCAGACCAAATCCAAAATTTGACGAAGTGGAAACTTTCACTTTATTAAATTGGAAATTTAAAAATCCAGGTGGCATTGTAAGTTGGAATGACATTGAATTTACAATTCGCGAAACTTTTGATAATAGCCTAAATGACTCTATAGCGGGTATTATGTTAAACAAATATAAACTTCAAGGATATGATAACCCAAATCAGATTAATCCCAACAATCTTAAAAGTATGAGTAAATCAGCCTTAATGTCTAGTCTTGGAGATGTTACAATACAAATTATAGATCCAGACGGAAATGTTTATGAGCAATGGTCTTTATATGATGCTTTTGTATCATCTATTAGTTTCAGCAAGCTTAATTACAATACAGCGGGAGCTTTAGTGGGCACAACTGTTAAATTAGCTTATGATTGGGCAGAATTAGCTTATGTACGTGACACTGGACAGAGAAAAACTTATTAAGAGGTTACAATGAAAAAATTTGATTTTGATGAGCAACCTTCGCTTAACGAAGCGTCGGGCATGACTCATTATGTTGATTTGCCAACTCAAGGGAATTATTACCCAGAGGGGCACCCTTTACATGGGGAAAAAAGCTTAGAAATAAAAATGCTAACAACAAAAGAGGAAGATATTTTATCAAATCCGTCTTACATTGAAAATGAAGTTGTTGTAGAAAAATTACTTGAATCAATAATAATCAAAAAAATTCCCGCTGATCAGATCTATGATAGTGATAAAATGGCAATTTTAATCTGTGCTAGAATAGAAGCCTATGGCAAAGATTATGAAATTTTAAAAGCTTGCACCAGTTGCGGTGAGGACTATGAGCATGTGGTTGAATTAGATTCACATGTTGGCAATTTTATTAATCCTGAACACGAGACAACAGAAAAAGGCACGGTAATCTGTGAATTACCAAAATCAAAAAAAGTTGTTGAGTTTAGGCATCTTTTACCAGCAGAGATTTCTTCAATAGAAAAAACAGCAGAAAAAATGAAAAAGATAAACATTAACACAACTATTAATGAAGAAATTTACAAAAGAATCATTTTATCTGTCGATGGAGAGGAAAATCCAAGCTCGATATCCAATTTTGTTAATAACATGAGAATTTTAGATTCTAAAAAACTTTTTCGTGTTTATAGCAATTCATTACCAAAAGTAAATTTAAATTTTACTTCATCTTGTAGTCACTGTGGCGCAGAGCAAGAAGGAGGTTTGCCCATTCAGGCGAACTTTTTTTACCCTGAACTCTAATTATATACAAAGTGTTTATGATAATATTATTGGATTAATCTCTCATGGAGGCTGGTCATATAAAGACATTCATACAATGCCAGTATCAAAAAGAGATTGGATTTTCACTAGATTTCTAGAGTTCAATAAACCCTTAACGGAGGAGAATAGCAATGACACAAGGAGCGAACCCACCGGGTAGCCCACCAAATCAACCACCTGCTTCACCTGCGGGGGGTCTAAATCTGTTACAACAATTAAAACAGATTGCAGCCCAAGACGCACCTGCCTTGGTGGGGCTCAAAGCTGTCGAAGCGGGTCTTGATAAAATTGATAACGCAGGCGGAAGAGCCAGTTTTAAATTAGTTCAAACAACTGATAGTCTAAGAAAACTAGCCATACAATTAAAACAATCTTTGGGTGACGAAGCTGATACCACATTTAATAATGCGGTAGAAAATTTTAAAAAATTGAATGACTCCGCTTCAAGATTCAATGTTAATCTTGAAAAACAAGTTGAGGTTCAAGAATTTTATAAAAAATCATTTTTATTTACTGACGAATATGGTAATGATATAAACAAGGCTTCTTTAAGAACTGCAAGACTTGTTAATTTGTTTCCAAAAGGCAGAGAAGCGATTGAGACTTTTGCACTACAAACAGGTCAAAGTTTGCCACAGGCTACTCAAGAATTAATCAGACTAGGTAGGGCAGGACAAAGAGCTAGATTGGGCTTAGGCGCTCTTGTTGGAACGCAAAAAGAGTTGATAGACACTGGTATTGCATTTGGATTTGAACAAGATAAATTAAGAAACATTACGCTTGAAGCTGAAGTTCTTGGGAGATCATTAGGAAAAAGCGGTAAAGATATCATAGGAATTCTAGGTGGTTTAAGAAATGTTCAACAAAGAGTTGATTTTACTTCAAAACTTGCACAAATAGCAGGAATGACACCTGGGGGCGCTGGCATTCCTGTTGAATTGCTTGAATCTGCCGATCCAGAAAAAGCCATTGCAGGTATTCGAAAAACTTTAGCAATTTTTAGAAGACAATTCCAAAAGATGGGCGGTTTGGAGAGAAATAAGTTTGCACAAGCGATAACTTCAGTGTTTGGCACTCAAAATCGTGCTTTAGTACAAACTGCGTTACAGACTTCACCGAATGAAGCACAGATTAGACAATTAATAGGTCGCGGTCGAGCCGCCCTTGGTGCCGCTGCACCTAGACAATTTACTCCTGAAGAAGTAAGGGCTTTCACAACTGAGCGCGAGGCTTTACAACAACAAATCCGTGCCCTCCAGGTCCGTGTTGCTCAAAGGGCTGCTCAAGCAGTAGGTAGACCTACAGGAAGAATGACAGAAACACAGAAAAACACTGAGGCATTAAATGAAAAATTTGGTGACTTGTCAGGAGCAGTAGGAACAGCAGTAAAAAAGCTTGGAGAACTCATAGCTAATATTGAAGCATTAAATGGTAGCTTACCCGCGCTTGGTAATAATTTTAACAATTTACTAAATAGAGGCTTTGGTGCTAACTTTGGAAGCATACTTCCCCAGGGACGCACAACTCCTTAATAAAATTGTGTGAATTAAAAAAATAATGGTATAATTATAATATGGCGATTACACTAAAAGAAGCATTACTAGATCCGTTGTTGGGGCAGCTTGGCGATAAAGCCTTCGGCGCACTTGGCTCGGACCCTACTTTTAGAACTTCATTGCCTGCTGAAAGTGAAATAAGACAAAAATTAAGTTTTGCCAATGTTAGAATAAGTTTTCCAAACTCTGGTGTAAATTCAATAACAAGCTTAGTGGAACCAAAAAGAGTTATTTTTCCAGCTTACATTGAAGAACTTTCAAATAAATATGCTATTGGCGTAGCACCTAAAAAAATCTATGGTCGCTTAGACCCGGTGCCTGTTTTTACTGGTAATACTCGTAGCGTTACTATAAAATTAAATATACCATGTTTTGATCCCAATGATGCGAGCGAAAACATGAAAAAAATTAATTTTTTGATTCGTAATTTATATCCAGGTTATAACGAATTTAAAGGGGATTTAATTATAGCTTCAACTCCACTTGTTAGATTAAAATTTGCTAATTTGGTTACTGATCACAAATTTGGTTTCCGAGGTCTTCTTGGTTACATAACACAGTTTGATCACAGCTTTGATACTAAAAAAGGATTTTTGTTTGGACAAGATTCAAGCGGTAATCAAAATTTATTTTTTAGATCTTACACAATTGCAATTACCATGAACGTATTACACGAAGCTATATTTAGTGAAGTTAATGGTAATGATATATCTGTAGCTACAAACTATCCCTACAGAACAAACAATGAACTTCTTTCTCAGAAAATCGCTCCTGGTGGTCTTGCCGAAAGCCGTAAAAAACAGTTTGGCATATCTGGCGACTTAAGTGAGCAAGAGATTTTAGGAGGTTAATGGCGATGGCTACATCAAGATACGCAAAAACCAGAGAACAAGTTTTAGATGACGTTGATTACAAAAATGTCTATTTGGAAAAATTTGACGGTAGAAGAAAGAAGTTTATAAAAAAATTTGAAACAATAAATATTGAATACCCATCGTTTAACGAAGTTTTATCATTTGAACATGTAGACCATGTTTGGGTTATGGGCGATCATTATTATAAGTTAGCAGAACTACATTATGGGGACTCACAATATTGGTGGGTAATCGCTTGGTTTAATAAAAAACCAACAGAAAGCCATGTTAAACCTGGAGACATTATTAGAGTCCCTACCTCTTTGGGTTCTGTTTTAGCATCATTGGGCTTCTAAAATGGATTTTTACTTACCAAAATTTTCTAATATTGATGAGGTTGATTTAGAACAAGCAATCTTAACACAAGTTTTATTACCACAAATTAGTAATCCTGGGAATGATTTATACAAATTCTTTAGGAGCAAAGATGTAATTGAGCTTGAAAAAGAAAGAAGAAAAAAAATTAGTGATAAAGTTATTCCTTTAAATCCAAATTATCAATTGGATACAAGATTTTATACGAGAAGCAAGTTAGAACACATAAAGTTAATGCAGGAATTAAGCACTCAACAAGCGTCGGTTTTACAACCATTTGCTAGGTTTTATTTAATTTTAGATCCAAAAAAATTGTTTGGTTCTGATCCAACAAAAAATGCTATTCCAATAGCTTTTGACACTACTTTTGATACAAATTATTATCAAGCATCCCAAAGAACAACAGCCAGAGGCGAGGCTGCGGGCATTGAATCAGTGTCAGTGCGAAGAAACTACAATAAAACCGGCTATTACGATCCACTTGAGGTCAATGCAAAATTTTATTTTTCATCATATGAAGTTTTAATAAATAAGCCAGCAGTGGAAAAAAGTAGAAGCATCTATGCACTAGACGCATTATTAGATCGTAATGGTGGAATTGTTCCAACCTTTAAAGATATAATGTATAGAAGGAAACTAGATGAAGGACCTCAAAGCTTTACAGTACTTCTTGAATATGGTTGGACTTTTAATAAAGGAGTCTCTTTAGATATTCTAAGCTTGGAAGAACAAAAGATAATAGAAAAATTTGAAAGAGTATATATTGCTTTAACTCCTAAAAAACACAACGTTAATTTTAATGAGGACGGTAGTTTAATCATGGATGTTGATTATCGACCTAGAATTATAGATAGTCTTAAAGCTAATGGATTTAATGACTGTGTTAAAATTCCAACTAAGTTAGGAGTCGATGATAAATTAGAGAAAAAGATAGCAGCTAAAAATGCACAGATAAAAAAAGTAGAAAAATTATTACCAACAAGCACTGAAAGAGAAAGAATCAATAACAACCGAAGATTATCAGCTTTAAGAAGAAAAGTGCAGGAATTAATCGACCAAAGAAAGAAATTTTTAACAAAAAAGATTATTGATATAATTGAAGATAAAAATTTGTTTAATCATTATCAAATAGGGCTTGATAGAAGTAATCCGAAGGGTGATAGAATCAAAGGTGAATTTATTATAGGGGACTATGAAAATTCTAAAGTAAGAAAAAGTTTTACAAAATTTTACGATTTTAAAAAAATTAGTGAAGATGTGAAAAATAGTGTCAAAAAACTACCAGATGATGAGCAATTAGTCCTATTACTTGATGATAGCCCAGATGATTTAATAAAAGAAGAGGCAATAAAAGAAACACTAGATAAGTTATTTAATAATTTAAATTCAAAGGTATATTTGAAAGTTCAAACTTTTATATTTTTTAAAGATTTATTAAGAATAATGTACAAAATAATTAAAGAGTCCGATGAACTTAAGAATAAAAACATCAAAGAACTACCTCACATCATTTTAGATAATATTTCTTTTCCAATGCCAAACGGAGAAAAATTTTGGTGCAACACTGGCGATATACCAATTAGAAAAGACAAATTGATAAACGCTTTGGACCTTTTCTTTTTTAAACATAAAGATGGCAACTTGAGAGATTTTTTAGGATTTTTTAAAGATATTGTTATTCGTGATTTTTTATTAACAAAAGAGCAGGAGATTGCTTTCCCAAGTTTATCTTTCCCAATTGTGCCATTTAACACCACAGAATACAGCAAAGATATAAATGGCAAAGTTTTTGCTTTTGAACCAGAGGATCTATTTGAGGGAGATGAAAGTTCTTTAGAAGGTTTTTTTGAAGATTATGTAAATCAATCTCAAATAAGCACCTCTTTTGGATGTTTTATTTTTGGACAGTCCCCTCGTGGAGCTTTTGAAAATACAGGTATAGACAACAGTCATAGACTAAAAATATTTAAAGAAAGCTTTTTTCAAAATGACAATGAGTTATTAGAAACTGGAATTTCTAAATTGATTATAGGAAAGTCGAGTGGTCTTTTGAAAAGTATGAGTTTTACTGCGAATGAAGATGCGAATATAACCGAATTCGCGAATGCCACTGCGGGAATTAAACCAGGGGTGCCCACTAGAGCCATATCTTCAAATTTTCAGTATAGTTTAAGTGCAACTCTTTTTGGAAATCAATCAATAAATTTATTGGCTGGATATGTTTATGTTCCTAGTTATTCGTTTGGTCAATCAAATTCGCCACCAAGTAATCTATCTGGACCGCCAACTGAAGAACAAATAAGAGAGATTAGGCGCTCAATCAAAAGAAACGATTTTGAGGTGGGAGGATTGTATAGAGTTTATAATATTCAAGACGATTTAAATTTAACACAGGGGGTTTATGAGACTAAAATAAATGGTAACATACTTTTGAGAGATTCTCAAGTTATTTTGTCTGCTTTAGAGGATTTTATAGAAAATTCTGATAAAGCAGCAGTGATTTTTCCAAAAGTTGGCTTAAATGTTACAATGCAAAAATACATTTTTGATAATTTTGAAAAGATATTTTAAAATTTAATTTTATTATAAATCTCAATAATTAAGACATGCAAATAAATTTAAAAGAATTATTTTTAGAAACGAAAGAAAAAGAGGAAGAAATAGATTTTTCCGTAACTTCTGTAGAAAATGACTCTAGTACGTCAGAAATTTACAATGCTAGACTTGATTATAAAAACAATGTTAATAAAAATAATTTTCCATTGGGATTAAAAAATAAAAAAGGCAAATCTTTAAAAAACCAGATTGATACTTGGTATGAAAACAATGGATATGGAAAATATGATTTTAAAAATAGGCTTATAAGATTTAATCAAAATCCCGATTTATTAAAACAAATACCAGGAACAGAACTATTTTCACTAAATTTTGTTGTTGATGCGATTAATCAGTTTATAATTGACTGTGATAAAAGAAAAAAGCATCCAAACAGTTCTTTCAATAATATTAAAATTGTGAAGGCTTACGAATTACCTGATAATTTTAAAGATCATCAAGAAAAATTATATGAAAAGTTTTTCGCTGACGTTTTAAATGAAATAAAATACACAAATAAAATAAAAGATTACACTGATTACTTAAACTTATTTTATTTGTGGTTTTTAAATGAAAAAACTTTTGCGACAGAGACTGGATTTTATGAAAATGTTGATTTTAACATTTATAATCAGGGTCTAGCGTTTGATTTTTTTGAAGTTAAAAGTGAAGCCGATAAAGAAACTGTTTTAAAAGATCCAAGATTTGCAGTAATAAACTATTGTGCAAAAATAAACGGTCTTAGAATCGATCCCAACAATCCAGGTAGAATTATAGCAGATATTGAATCTGTAAATTTGCTTGAAAAACATGTTAAAAAGTATTTTAAAAATAAAACTAATGAAGAAAAGGTTATAGCAATAATTGAAAATTATTTTGACGTGGTAACTTTAGAAAGAAAATCAATAGATTTAATAGTTAACGCCTTAAAGTCGATTGGACAAATGTATCTGGTATTTATTCGCAATTATTCTTCTTTTATAAGTTTTAATGCTAGTTCAGATTTAAAACAAGAATATAAAAAAGAATTTAAGACCAATAAAGTAAACAGAGATTTTTTATCTGACAGTTTGTTTTTTGAAGAAACTAATGGTGTAAGAAATATAAATCAATACTCAGTTGAAATTTATGCTAAAATCAGAGCAAAAGAAAGATCAGTGGCTTTATCAAATGCAGAATTAAATTTTGTTGTTAAAAAAATGTTAAAGTTAATAAATACAAATCAAAAATTAAAATTTTCTAGTAATAAAAACTTTGCATCGAGCACTTTGGAAAATCAAGCTATAAACTTCTTAGAGGGATTTCTTTTGAATAAAAAGAAGACTGGACCTAAAAGACAATTTGCATTTTTTTGGGAGCGCGGAATTAAAGACTTGACAGGCGCTAAGGTTGATGATACAATGTTAGAACAACAATCTGATATGCTCAATCAAGCAGATAAGAATTCTTTTGAAAGTGAACAAAAAGCCAAAGAGGCTGCAAATTTAATTGGTTGTAAAGGAACCCACAAAATGGAAAATGGTCTTTTCATGCCCTGTCAATCACACGAAGAATATCTTGCAGTCATTAGTGGTCAAAAGAATAATGGTGTTACAACAGAAAACACTACAAGCAATGAACCAGTTAGTTCGCAGCCAACTGTTATAACGAGTCAGTCAGGAATCAATATTTATGGTAGTTAAATGTTTTTTTCAAAAATCGATGTAAAAAATGATTGTAAAAATATTTTTTCAAATAACAAAATTTTTAGTGATTACACTAATCAAATGAAATATACTTGGACATATCAAGATGATTTGCCAGATAATGTAAAATTTGTAAAATTATTTTGCGGAGGTCAAGATTACACTGATCTTCTTAGCCAAAATGATAAAAAAGATTTTAAAGAACTTGAAAATAAAATAAAGAATACACTTAAGTCTTATAGCGTATGCGGATATGATCCGCGTAAATTTTGTTTGGATGAGCTAGTTGGAAAAACATTCATCGAGGATTTCTTTAATCTTAAAAATAAAGCGATGGAACTGGCGGTTGAAAATTACGGTGAACCAAAAAACTACGCTCAACTAGAAAAAATTGAAAGAATGGTTTATGCGATTTCCAAACGCTCATTAAATTTAGATCTAACAAATGTTTATACGGCAGCAAGTGATAATCGCATTAAGAAGATTATTAAAAGGTATTCATCCAGCCCTGCTTTTATCCAATACAACACCTTTGGGACTGTGACTGGTCGCTTATCTACTACCCCCTCTTCGTTTCCCCTACTTACCCTAAACAAAGAATACCGCACAATGATCAAGCCAAATAATGGCGTTTTCATTGAGTTCGACTACAATGCTTTTGAATTGCGTATTTTAACGGCTCTGCTTGGTCGTGAGCAGCCGAAAGGTGATATCCACGACTGGAACATCAAGAATATATTTAAGGACGG